CGATGAACGGTCAAGATAACAGCAGGCGTTCTAGGCCGCGTTGGCGTGATCCGCGTTGGCAAAGTTTCAAGCGAAACCTGTGCGCTTGGCGTTGACCACATCAGCCGGAAATATTCGCCTGCGCTGGCACGGTAAAAGAAATTCCATGCTGCAACCGCTGCGCCATCACCAGAGCCATGCTTTTTTGGCACCGTAATATCAGTGCAGCTATCAGGCTCGTTGGTGCCGTCACGCGCCAGCCAGATGCTAACATTATGCTCTTGGCTGTCTGTGTTGATCAACTGCGCGCTGAATTGGATATTGTAAATTCCCGGCTGTGAAAACGTGACCTTGATGTTGTCGGTTATGGTAATGCGAACATTTTCGATCACATGCTCGAAGCGCATCGGCGTTGCGACATTGGCCAGCGCCGTTTGGTTTTGCTCACTGTCTGCGTGGATATAGGCCGGCAACTCTCGACCACCGCCGCCCGTTATGATTTGCGTGGCAGCCTTGGGCAGTTCAATTTCAAACTCGCGGCCATCGTCTAGCGTGATCCAGAACGATCCTTCGTCACGCTGTTCCACCAGCGCAATGCCAATTCCCTGACTGCCAGTAGCGCCAACAGGGCCAGCAGGGCCAGTCCTACCATCAGCACCATCACGGCCATCAGCGCCGTCATTACCACTGCGGCCATCAGTTCCACGCAATCCCGCGCGGTTCGCCTCCATCCAGATCGAAACGGCAAGTTCAATCTCCTGTTCGGTCGGCGGGCGGCCTTGCGGCCCTTGCGGGCCAATCTCACCTTGCGGCCCCTGCGGCCCTTCCGCGCCCGGCTGGCCATCGGCGGGCTGTGTGATGTTAGCCGACAGCCAAGCCGTAGCGGCATCGCGGATTGCTTCATCAGTCGGCGGCGGGCCAGGCTCACCATTCTCACCGGCTGGGCCTTGCGGCCCTGCGATCAATTCAAAACTGCCCAGATCATTGACGCGCCGATTCAGCGCGGCAACAGCCTCAACCAAACTTGCGATGATCTCCGGTTCCATTACAGCCCAAGCCGCGCCCTGATTGCCGCCAATGTCCCGCTTTCAATCGGCGGTGCATCATCTTCATCATCGTCGTTCGCCATGCTTGGCCCGGCATCTTCAAGCTGGGCCTGATAGGCATCGAACGTCATGGCGTCCGAAACAATCTCGCCCTTCTGCATGTTCTGGAACAGCACAGACAGCGGCATTGCGCCGGTCTGATAGGCCATGACAAGCTGTTGCAACATTTGTGGTGACATGGTGCTGTTGACGTATTCGGTGTTAAGATCATAGCGCGCCGTTTCGGGTGCGCCCACCCAAGCCGCCATGATGTTAAGCGCCTTTGACAGCGCATCCGATGCCGCGCGGGCAATGCTGGCCAGCGTTGACCGTTCGCCGCTAGTGCGAAGTTCAAGCGTCTGGAACGCCTCACCGCTGCGCTTATCATCAGCCAAGAAACGCGCGCCCAGGGAGGCCATGCGAGTTTCTTTGTCCTTCATGGCCTCGCGGATCGTGGACAAGCCTTGGCCGGTAAACTCAAGGAACGATGCCTTGGCAGATGGATCGGGAAACACCCAAGCCGTTTTGCTGCCAAGATTAAGCGTCTGGCCTTCGTCAAGCTGGACGCCAGCCACATAAGGCGTCGGCAAGCCGGTGAAGTGCAAGCCATGCTCATAATCGGCAGAGTTGCGATAGTGCGCGATGTTGGCGTCGATCAGGTCAAGCAGCGGCGGCTTTTGCACGTCCGTGCTAGAGCTATTCGCGCCCAGCACAATAAACGGAATCCGCCGCATCGGCTGGCCACGCATAAGTGGGTAGGTTTCGGAAACCGTCTCGCCCTGTTGCGTCATGAGGCGAACGCGATAACCTTGCTCTGTCAGGTCAAGCACCCGATACCGCGTCACCTCTTGCGTGGTGAAGTCATCTTCTGGCACGTCATGCGTTTCTTGCAGCACGACCATCGTCAAGATTTTGACGCCGCCGACATTCGCCGTGCGCCAATTCAGGATGGTTTCGGCTTTATACAGCCGCATGAATGGGCGGATGTTAAGCGCCTCTGCGGCGGCCACAGACAGATTCGTCGGCACATCGGCGGGATAATCCACCATGATGCCAACACGGCCCACGGCGGTCTGTTCTTCGACCACCTGTTCGCTAAACTCGCGCAAGTTATCACCGGACAGCGTGATGTCGTTGGTGAATCGATCAATCGCGGGCGGCAACTCCATCTGCGGATTCTTGGCGAAGATGAGGCCGGTCAATGCGTCCACTGTGCGCCCGCTGGCATTGAAGAACGCCGCACGTTCAGCATAAGTGCGATATTCGGATTCCGACTGCCCGCTAAGGCGCGGCAAATAAATCTCTTGCGTGAAAACCGGATCGTAAAGACTGCCCTGGAACCGCTGCCCTTGGCGGCCATTCTGCAACACGGAATCGCGGCCTGCGATCACGTCACGGCAACGCCGCCAGCGCCACCGATAAGCGTCATATTGTTTGTGCGTGTTATTGACGGCCATTAGGCAAGCCCCGGTGATACATTGCGCCCGCCACATTAGCACAAGGTGCGCCGCGCGGCAAAGGCATCAAGCGCCCATGATCTGCGCGAAGCGAACTGGCCCGCGTGATATGCCATATTTGTAGAATATGAAATAGCCTAGAGCATCATTTAAGTGATCAAGCCCGTTTGCCTTGTCTGGTTCACCGTTCTTGTCATAGGCTTGCTGTTCTAGCGCCTCAGTCAACGATGGGCAGCGATCTGGATTGACTAGCAAGCGGCGCTTGCCTTGATTGTGGATCATTTGACTAAGCGCCAAGACGCGATCCTTGACGGGCGGATTAGACGCATGGGCCAGCACCGTGAAGCCAGCGTTCCGCAAAAGCACAATGTCCGACAGGCTGGCGTTGATCGACTTGCGCGATCCGCCGCTGGCGTCGGGATAGATGTTGATCGCATGGCCCTTGTAGCGGCTCTTGATCGTGTCGATCATGGCTGGCGTGTCACGGACGCCGGTTAGCTCATCCAGCGCCATTGGATTGCCCTGGCGCATAACGCCGATGACGGCGCTCATATTGCCCACGTTGAAGTCCATGCCGATATGCAGCGGCTCAGAAACGCGGATCGTTTCGAACGTGCCGTTTTCCTGCCGGTCAAACTCTGAATATACGCTGCCGCTCACAAGGTTGACGAAGTCACCGTCAAGATATGCGGAAAGCTGCGCCGATGAATAGGCAGCCCGCAACTGTTCGACATAGCCGGCAGGCAAATATGGATTTGAGTTAGTCGGCGCTTTGATTAATTCATAACCGGGCTTCGGATCACGGCCCCATGTTTTGTAGACAAACTTGAAGCCTTCCGGCGTTGACACGGCAGCCAGCGTGTTGACTGCGCCATCAGGCTTTGATTGGCGGCACCGGCCCAGCATCTTTGTCCACACATCAGACGCATGGGCTTCCTTAAGCGTGTCGATTTCGTCAATGATCGCGTCGGCCACTTCAAAGCCCACCAGCCGTTCCGGTGCGTCTGCTGAACGAAAGATGATCTGGCTGCCGTTTTCCAGCGTTCCGATGTTGTCGCCCTTGTTTAGCTCGAAGCCGATTCCCCAGCGTTCAAAGATGCCGGCAAAGCGCGGCCATGCAATCAGTCGCACCAGGTCAAAGGTTGGCTCCACAAACGCAAAGTTCATGCGGGGATATTGCAGGGCTTGCAGCGCCAGCCGCACAACGGCAGCCTCAGACTTGCCAGCGCCAAAGCCCGCCACCATCGCCGGATGACGGGCCTTGCTGAAAACGAAAGCCTCTTGCGGCTCCGTTAGCTGGATTTTCACCTCATGCATTTGGCTTTATGTCAATCACTTTGGCATCGTCACCGTTGGCCGGTGCTGCCCGCTCAATCACGATCTTGATGCCATCGGCTTTGGTGCCAAGATTGATTTGCGTTGGCAGCACCTTAGACAGCAACGCCATGAACGCAACTGGCTGTTCGTCTGCCATGCGCGCCAGATAATCCGCACCGCCAGCCTTGTCGAACGCCTTTAGGATCGCTTCGCGGATCGTGATTGTGGTCTTGTTTTGGACACCTTTCGGACGGCCTTTGCCGGCTTGCGCCATGAAAGCTGGCGTAATCCGTTTCTCCACCGTATTTTTGGGCGCTGTGTCCATCCGCTCAAATTAAGCCCTTTGGCCGCTTTCCGCAACCACCTCTCGCATCTTGGCCAGATAGTGCGCCGCTTTGTCCAAGTCTTGCAAGCCGCCTTTGTCCTTCCACCGCGCCATGTATTTGATCACGTTGCCCCACAGATAGCCGATGAACGCCTCACGGCTCATCCACGCCTCCATTGCATCCCAAGGCTGCACCGCCTTGCTGGCGTAGTGATCGCCGCCGATCTGGTCGTTGTGGGTCATTACAGCGGCCTCCTGCTTTGGCTGACTAGCAAACGCCACTCACCATTGGTTTTGAGATAAAGCGTATCTGTTTTGCCTTTGGCGTAGACAATCACCCTT